CCGCCGTCGGCCTTGTGGTACGCCACCCTCACCAGCGACGGCATGACCGCGACCGCCACCCTCGTCGCCCACGAAGGCCGCAACGGCCTGGTGGACGACGATCTGCGCATCATCTGCCAGCGTGCAGACCTGCCCTACAAATCCGCGCACAAACTCCGCCACGGCCACGTCGTCCACGCGCTCAAGCAGGCCCACAACATCCCCGAACTGAAAGCCATCTCACAGAACGCGATGCACAAATCCATCACAATGACCGATGGCACGTATGGCAATTTAATTCACGATGACGTAAAAAACACCATCGCCCGCCTGGGACAGGTCCCCGCGGGCGATGGGTTGGAAGCGAAAATTGACGAACTCTTGCGATTGTTGAACCGCGCTACTTGAAGATCTCCAGCCGTGCGTTTTTCACAAAGGACTTCATCAGCGCCTGCGGACGGAAGAACCACTTCCAGGTGTTGGCGTAGCGCTGTAGCTCGCGGTGCAACTCCTCCAGCAGGTTGTCCATCATCGGGTGAGACGGTTTGAACGTCACCTTCACGCGGACGTTGTAACTCTCGTCCATCGTGACCTGCCCATATTCGTGCTCAGGGCTGATCACATGATTAACGCGGATGGTCAATTTGCCATCCCACTTAAACAGTTGTCGAACAGGGTTGAATTGCATTGGTTACTCCTTTCAGATTAGAAGGCAGTTGTCTGCCCAAACACGCGGCCATTGAGACGCACGCCGTAGATATCGGCGAGCTTCGTCCACGTGGCCGCCACCATGTCGAGCGTGGCGCCAAGCGGGACGGCGAGCGTTTTTGACTGCGCCGAGTTGGGAGCGAAGGCCGAACCCGCCGCCGTGGAACCCAGCCCAAACGTGCTGGTCGCGTGGACGTTCTGAATCGCCAGCCAATACACGCCAGGCGCAAGGTACACAGGTGCGCTGGTTCCGTTCAAGGTTCGATTGGATGCGGCGGCCGCGGTGAAACTATCGTTGCCGTTGCCCGATTCGATGCGCGTCAGCGTGTTCTCGCCTGCGTTGCCGTTGTTGAGATATTGCTCGTAGAGATGCCAGCGCCAGGATCGAGCCGATGCAGCGTCGGTGTTGCGGACAGTCACGCCCTGCAATAGCATGTGACCCGTCACTAGAATTGGGATGACGAGCGTCCCGCCGTTGGCCGCCAGCGCGTAGGCCGTGGTGAGCGCGGCGGATGGGTCGTAGATCAACGGCAGGGCGCTGGGCGTCCAACCCACAGAACTCAAGGCGCGCTCACGCTGGGCATCGTAGAGCAACAGCCGCTTCGTGGTGGATTGCCAGGCCGCATATCCCTCCGTGGTCGTCAGCGCGGCCGTGCCCGATAATATGCGTTGGATGGCTTGCACCACTAGCGAGTTCGCATCCAGCGAAGCCAGCCCACTGGCCGCCGCTTTCGAAGCGATGAAGGTATCAATCTGTGCGTGGGTGTTCGTGCCAATATTAGACAGCGCGGTGTGACTTCCCGCATGAACGTGATCACTGCGCGATGCCTGCACCGCTGTCCCTGCGGCGGCTGTTCCGATGGCGGCGGGAGAAGTGGTATTGAAGAGATCCTTATTGGATAGGACTGTCTCCCCGTTTGCAATGCCCAACACGTTCAATTCATTTGCAGACGGCGCGACGGCCTTTGGCGCAAATCCATGTTTGGTCGTGGACGCGTCGTTCGTAGTGTTATCGGCCAGTGTGATGTCCGATTCGGTGATTGGCGCTTCGACGTACTTCGCCTCATTCCGCGCATCGTACTGCTCGAACAGACCTGCCAGAATATCCAGCGCATCGGAAAGCGGACGCACAAAGACCGCGATGCAGTTGACCTGGATCGTGCCTGCCGTGTCGAACGTACCGCCCGCGTAAACCGTGCTGTTGTCCTGATCCACGACCACGGCGTAGGCATAGCCGCTCAGCCCCGATAGCCCGCCCGCGTTGGTGAGCGACTGCCAGCCAGCGCCGTCGAAGATGGCCGCGCGAGGAGCGTCCACGCCGTCAATTTCCGTGAAGTTGCCCACTACAACAATGCCGCCGTTCGCGTCGAAGGCAAGATCGTAGACGGCGCCATTGGTCACGTAGGTGGTCCACGTCCCATCCCCATTGTCGATCAGGAGATCGCCCGAGCCAACGTGCAGGATGTCGTTCGCGTCAAATGCGACCTTATAGGCGGGCGTGTCACCCGACGAATTGACGGCCACCCACGCGCCGCCCTCCCCCTTGCGGATGTGACCGTGATCCACTTCCGCGCCGCAGATAAACACTTCTTCGGCGGAGTTGGTCGCAATCGAATAGACCTTGCCAGGCGCGGCGCCGCAGTAGTTGATCCAACCCGACCCCGCCTTTTTGCAGATGTAATCGGCGGCGGCATCTCCAGCCGCGTTGGTGAAATCGCCGCCCACGTAGAGCGTCACCGTTCCAGGAAAAACGGCAGGGATGACGGCCAGAGTGCGCACAATGCCATTCAACCGACTGCTCGAATCGTTCACGGCCACAAACGCCGTTTCAGGGGCGAGCGACGTGCCCGTGTGCTGGCAGATGTAATCGGCATCCGCGTCATCGCCCGCGTTGGTGAAGTCTCCGCCAAGGTAGACGTAGCCCGTGTCTTCATCGAAGGCCAGGGCGCGCACCGCTCCGTTCACGCCGTTGGCGCTGGTTCCATCGGTGGAGAGTGCCTCCCACTGGCGGGTGGCAAAATTGTAGCGGGCGACGTTGTTGGCATCCACGCCGCCGATGCGTGCGAAGATCCCGCCCACGTAAAGGAACTTCGCGCCGCTGTCAAACGTGACGAGCAAATGGCAATAGATGGCGGTGATGTCGTCGCTCACGAGCGCCATCGGGAGCCACCAGTTGATCCATTGCGCGTTCGCGTTGTTGATGGACTGTTCCAGATTGTTCATGCCAAAAGACTGGGTGCGGCTGACGCCATTTTCATCCACGCCTGGTTCGATGGGTTCGCCATAGGCTCTTTGCCATAGCGAACGAACGAGCATTTTGATGCCCGTGACTTCAGATCGGATATCCTTTTCTTTGCCGCGGTCGAGCGCCAACAGCATGTTGCGCAGGTCGTCGTTCATGGAGGGGACGTTTGACATGAGGTCTCCTTTATTCGCCAGGGATGGCAATGGTCAGCGCCGCGCCGTCTACCTCGTCGGCGCAGGCCATGCCCAAAATGCGGACCGCGGCCTGCGTCCCAATAATGCCGCGCTTTCCGTAGCCAGATTCGACAGATTCAAATTGGACGCGGTTGCCGAGCCGCAAGAGTTGATACAACCCGTCCACATTCGACGCGGTCGCTCGGAACGTCCGCGATGGGTCGGCGAGCTCGTCCAGTTGTTGTTCGGTCATGACCTTCACCGCCACCGCTTCCACGGCATCCACTTCGAGCGGCATTTCGCGCAGGCCGTAGCGCTGCCAGCTGGCATGGTCAATGGCAAGGTGATGGTTCTTGATCTCATTCTCTTTACCCGTGCCAAGGATCAGGCTCTTGATGGGACCGTTTTCCGAAAGGCTGTTCTCTTCGATGCGGCTGTTGGAATCGTTCAGGCTGACGCCCGTCTCGATGCCGAGCTGAGATTGCCAGTTGAGATACAGGATCAGTCGGTTGTTGTTGACCACTGGCACGATCTCGTATTCGTGACCCGACTGCTTGATGATCTGCTCCACATTTTCAGCCAGGTATTGATCGGCGGAGATGACCGTGCCGCACTTTTTGCCGCCTGTGAAAATATCGCCAGGGCGCAGGAGCGTGTCTTCGCGCATGTTGGCGATGCGGATGATGCGTTTGATGATCGTTCCCGCGGGTTGGAGCAACCCATAGGGGATGGTGTATTCGCCGATGCGGTCCTGCCAGTATTTGGCGTGCGATTCGGCGTAGTGCTTGTTGGTCTTGTTGCCCCAGACGCGCGGCGTTTCGAGCCTGCCCGACCACGGCGGCAGGCCTTCATCATTCATCACTACCAGGTGCATCCCGAACTCGAAGTTTTGCAGGGTGTTCTTAGGATCGTTGATCGGCAGGGTGAAACGGCACTGCCCGACCATGTTGATGCCCCAGGAGCGTTTGAAGGACGATTCGAACTCATCTTGAAGGTGACCGCGTCGGTCGAAGAGTAAGCCCCAGGATGCCATGTTAGGCCGCCAGCATTTCTGTCTGGACGATGGTGATCTGCAACCCCGTGACAGACTCTTCGATAAGCTTCAAGTCGTTATCGCCAGGGGCGAAGGTCATCCAATTGCGCTGGGTGTTGGGGATGTAAATGGCCGCGCGGCGTTTGCGGTTGTCGGCCAGCGTTTTCAAGGTCTTCGCTTCGCAGTCCACTTCAAACTCGCCGTTGAGTTTGTCGGCCAGGATCACCTTGAAATATTCGCCCGTCCTTTGGTTGAGCAGGCGGAAGCTGTGTTCATAGGCGCCCTCATGCCGCGCCATGATCTCAGGCACGAGCGGGAATTCCACTTCGTATTTGAACGAGTTGAACTCGAGCGCGGAGAGCAACCCCACGCCGCCCGATTGTCCTCCCACCTGCGTCCCCCACATGATCAGGCGCAGATAGTAATAACCCGCGGCCACGGCGTGCGGCCCCGCTGTGGTCGGCGAGCCCCAACTGCCCGTGCTGGCAGGCGGCGTAAGAACGACCACTGATTCCCAGCCCACGCCGTCTTTGCTCTTTTCAATTTTCACCCAGGCAGGATACCTGGAGCCCGTTTTGTAGGTCTCATAGATATATTCGACCACGCGGTCAATGCCGCCTGGTTCGTAGATCGTCCACGTAATTTTGCCCGTCTCGTATTTCCACGCGCCGTTGCGATAGATCGAGCGCATCAGCATCCCCGCTTCGGTGTAGGGGTCGGCCGCGTCGTCCATGTGGTCGCCGCCATAGAACTGGCTGGCCTTGAGCGTCTCGGCAAAGGACGACGCTGCCACGTCGGGGATCCACGAATCGGCGCGCAGTCCGTCGTCACTGCCGAAGGACGTGTGGACGCGCGTCACGTTGTCGCTGTTGGTCATGTCCAGGATGGGCTTGCGCGTGTCGTCGGTTTCCTGCGCTTCCATGTATGGATTGCCCATGTAGAGCCAGTAATCGTTCGGCAGGAAATAAACCGCGTCGTCGATGGCGTGGCTGTCGGGATCGGTGTCGCAGATGCTTCGCAGGTCCACGTCCGCGGTAAATTTGATCGGGTCGCGGTCGGTGAAGTGGAAGGCTTCGTCGTTGATGCGAAGCGTCCCCTCTTTGGGGAGCAGGTTGAGCGAGGAACGGTTCGCCACCGTCGGCTTGAAGTTGATCTCGGTGATGTCGCCCACGTTCGAGATGTCCGCGCCGAGCGTGAGCGAGATGCCCGCGGGTTCGCTCGCCACGATCCAGATCTTCGTGCTGGCCGTGTTGGGCGCATCAATCCATGCGTTCTGCTCCAGCCCGTTGCGATAGACGCGCACGTCGCGCAGGTCAGCCTGACAATAACTGAAGTAAATCTTCACGTTGTCGGCGAACGAGTGCGGCGATGTCCCGCCGATGGCGCGCGTGATGCCCGTCAGGTTGCCGCTGGTCGTGCCTGTGCGGTCCGTCCAGCAGATCTGTTCCACGTTGACGCCGTCGCTGATGTAGCCCATGCCGTAATCGGGGATCGAGCCTGTGACCGTATCGTAGGGGATTGTGACCTGGCTGGAATTGATGCCGCCCGCGTTGTTGATCTGCACGTAGCGCGACGTGTCTTTGACCCAGTCGCGGGTATCCAGCCCGCCGTTGGTGAGATCGAGCGATTTAAAGTTGTAGCCGCGCGTGTGCTGGTTGCGGACGGGGACCCAATACGAAAACAGGAAGCCGTCCAGTTTGATGGCGGTTCCCTCGCAGATGAATTTGGGGCGATTCAATTTGTTGCCCGTGTTGGTGACGGTATGCTCCTGCCCGCTGGCCGTGACATTCCAGACTTCGCCCGTGGCCACCTTGCGCCAGATCAGGTCTGGCACATCGAGCGGCATCTCGTAGACGCGTGGGTAGGCCGTGCGGTTGATATTTACAACGCTGGCCTGGAGTGTCCACTCGACGCCATAGCGGTCCACGACTGTGAGCGTACCTTCATCTTCTTCATTAGGACAGGCCGCGATCAGACTCAAAAATGCCGTGTATTCGTCCGCCGCCTTGATCTTGATCGTGACCTTGGTCTTGTCCATCTCACGGACCTTACCGACGAGCGTGGGGGCGTTCTTGCCGCGTGAGATCGCCACCGACTTATAGGTGGGCATCACCTGCATTCGGTCTTTGTCTTCAATGCTGGCGGAGTAATTGGCGTCGCTCAGATCGAAGGCGGCGTCGGCGGATGCGCTTTGGTAGGATTTGACGCGCCACATATCTAGCCTCTCCTGCTAATGTATTCGATCACATCGGCCAGCGTGATCGAGTTCATGTCATTGCCTGGGAAGGTCAGCCCGTTGATGGTGAGGCTGTTGCCGTTGTTGTTGACCACGTTCGACGATCCGCCGCCTGAAGCGAACGCGGGCGCAAAGTGGACGCCGTTCAGCAAGGAGCCCATCTGGCGCTCCATGTTCTTCGCTTCCTCGAACATGCCGCCCACGAAGCCCTGCACTGCGAATTTGCCAGGCGCGTAGAACTTCTTCATGGGCGAGTGACCTTCGCCCGCGTCCATGATGGATTGGATGATGTCGTCAATAAATTCTTTGATACGGTCATACAACCAGGTGTACGCGCCCTTGATGCCTTCCCAGATGCCCTCCACCATGAATTTGCCAATGGAGCGGATCTGCGTTCCCATTGTTTTCATCTTGGCGACAAACTCGTCAACCAACGCCGTGCCTGATTTGCCCATATCAGGCTTGCCGCCTGTCAGGGCAGTAGCCAGAGAGAAGATAATCTGCAAAGCCGCGTCGGCAATCATGGGCAGGGCAAGGATGATAGCGCCCACCAACGCATTCATGATTTCGGGGATGGCAGGCACAAGAATCGGAATGGCGGCGATCAGGCCATAGGTCAATGCCAGGATCAACTGCAAGGCCGCATCTACCAGCAGGGGCAGGTTTTCGATCAATACTTGCACGATGGTGATGATGGCTTGCATTACGGCAGGGATGAGTTCTGGCAGGGCGGCGGCCAGCCCTGTCGCCAAGGCGATGATGGCTTGCAAGGCCGCTTCGATCAGCATGGGCAGGTTCGTCAAAATGGCATTGACCAACGCCAGCAGGATTTGTATCCCCATCGGGATGATGATCGGCAGGGCCGCCACGATGAAATTGAGCAGGGATGTCAGAATGTCGGTGGCCGCCGTCAGCAGGGTAGGTAGCGAGTTTTTGATGGCCGTCAGAATGGTCTGGATAATGCCCAAGCCCGCGGTGAGCATCTGCGGCGCGGAGGTGGCGATATCTTTCACGATGTCGGTAAACAGCCCCGCCAGCGCGGGCGCAAAATTGGACGTGCCTGCGAAGTTGGTGACGATGCCCGCCAGCCGTTGCAGAACGCCTGTGGCTTCGCCGAGAATGCCGCTGGTCAACGGTGCGAACGCGCCCGCCAGCGTCATGCCCACGCCCAGCAGACCGCCCTTCAACCCGTCCAGTTGATCCTGCAAGCCTGCCAGCGCGCCGATCGTTTCGGTGGAAACGACCGCGCCGTTCTTGCGGGCTTCCTCGGTCAGGCGCGCCAGCTCGCCCGTGCCTGCACGGATGAGCGGATTCAATTCCTGCGCGCTCCTGCCGAACAGCGACATGGCGATGGCGTCGGCTTCGGCAGGGTTCTCGAGCCCGCCCAGCGCGGTGATGACGTCGTTGAACACGTCTTCGCTCGAGCGCAGGTTGCCCGCCGCATCCACGACCGAGACGCCGATGTCCTTAAAGGTCTGCGCCTGGTCGCCCCAGCGGTTTTCCTGCGCAGCGGCCATTGCGCGCGTGAGTCGGTATTGCGCGCCCGTGATCGTTTCGAGCGAGACGCCCAACTGGTCGCCCGCGTATTTCATTTCCTGCAAGCGTTCGACGGAGATGCCCGTCTTGACGCTCATATCTGCAATGCCATCCGCCGCAGCTGCAGATGAGAAGACCAGCCCGCCCACCGCCGCGATGGTGGCCACCGCGCCCACGGCCAGGCCTGTCAGCATGGTCAGCGCGCCGCGAGCCATCGCCCCGACGCCGCCCAGAATGGTTTTGAACCCATCCCACTTGCCGCCCGCCTCTTCTGCTTTCGATCCTGACTCTTCCGTGGCCGTGGTCATCTCGGTCAGGGCGGTTTCGGTCTGGCCGAGTTCGGCTTCCATTTTGCCGAGCGTCTCGGTCTCTTTGTTGAGTTTAATTTCGAGATCCTGCGCGGCGCGGCTGTTCTCGCCCTTTTCGGTTTTGACGCGTTCGTACTCCTCGCGCAGAGCCGCCACCTTCAGCTTCTGGATATCCATTTGCCCCGTGAGACTCTTGACGCGCGCTTCGAGCCCCGTGGACGATGCAGACCAGTCGCCCAGGGTAGCCACGCCCGCGCGGAAACTGCTCTCCAAAACGCGCAGTTCACGGTTGGCGGCCTGCACGCCCGTCTTGAAGTCGGTGGTGTCTAATCCGAGTTTGCCACTCAGTTTCTCTGCGGCTTCAGTCATTACAACTCCATTTGATCCGCGTAGACCTTGCGCTCATTGCCTTGCTCGCCGCGCTTTGATTTCCAAATCGGATATCGCAACACAAACGGGATCAACGTCTCGATGTCGGTTTCGTCAATTTGATTTAGCGGCCAGTGGAACAGTTCCACCAGCGTACATTCCAAGTCCAGAGTCCAACTGCCGTCGGCGTCTATTTCGATTTCTTCGCGCTCGGCAGTGGGGTAGGGTTTGCCGTGGCGAGCCCGCTGGCACGCGCCACAATGCTTTGCAAAACAGACAGCATCTCGCTCACGTCGGCGCCTTCGTCCAGTTCAGCGACGGTGAACTGCTTGCCGAACGCCATCACCACCAACTCGGCTACGGCGTCGATCTCTTCCGTGCCGATGTTCTCTACGTTGAGATTTTTCGTCAGCGCAATGGCCTTCTTCAACACGCCCCACGGGATGATCAGGCAGGTGTAGGTCTTCTTCTCTTCGTCGCCTTCGTACAGCGTGATCTTGATCGGTGTCTGTTGCATGAGTTCCTTCTGAGTTCGATTCCCCTCCCCATCCTTCGGCTTCGACAATTACGTCTCCGCTCAGGACGGGGAGGGGTTATGGGTGGGGTTTCGGCGGTCGAGTAGCGTTCTCCGCCTACGCCGTGGCGAAGTCGTACACGTTGTCGGCGAAGGCCTGGCCGTGGATGTCAGTGACGCCCGTCACATTGATGTGATAGGTCTTCGCGGCAGTGAGCGCCGAGTGCGTGAGCGTGACCACCTTACGGGCCGCATCGATCGATCGCGTGACGCTGATCGCTGCGCCCGTATCCACGCGGATCAAGCCGATGCCATTCTCTGCACCGAGCCTCAGGGCGTTGTTGAAGGTGAGCGTGATGGCAACGCTGGTGGCCTGGCTGGTCGCGCCATCGGCAGGTGAAGGCGTGCAGGTGACAGCGGAAGCCGAAGGAGTATCGGGCGTCTGGACGGCGTCGAACCAGGTGGACGCATCGAAGCCCGTCACTGATGTGTCCCCTTTGACTTTTTTGAACGGGCGCGGATTGCCGTCGCCAACGTCAAAAATGTACTCGGTGTAATACGCGATGATCTTGAGTTTGGTGACCTTGGGATTGGGCGTATCGGTCTTGGTTTCGGCCTCTTCCTCGATGGGCATGAACTGGCATTTTTGATACCAGTAGTATTTGTACGTCCCATCCGATTTCAGCGCACGATAGCCAACGGCAAAGTAGGGGGGAGTTCCCCCATCGTCATACTGACGCTTGTTTACCGAATCCCAAAAGCGGCCCATGAGGGCTGTTTCAACTTCGAGCTCCAGTCCTTGGATCTCAATGTCGCCTTCCGTCTCGCCTTCAGCGAAATGCCCGCCCGATGCGGCATTATCGTAGTACGACGTTTTGCTCGACGACTTGGGCTTGAGGGTGATCTTTGCCAGTGGCGCCAGCGGAGCGGGCGTGCCTGGCGTGTACGCATCGGCGCTATCTTCGATTTCGGCGTAATAGAGCTTATCAACGCCAAGAACTTCTTTTTTAGACATGAGACACCTCCTTATAGAGTGTCGAGATAGTGGTAGTCCCGACGGCGGCCGAAGTGACGGGTTTGTCCGTCACGCGGCAGTTTGCCGCCAGAGCTTTTGGTGAAGCCCGCCGCAAGCATGACCGTGTCCACGTTATCGAACGCGGGCGCGCCTGCGCGGGAGTAGTAAGAAACTTGAATGCGCCAGAGACGATACGTCTCGACATTGTCGGCGTGTCGCGCAGAATCGTCGACCACGTCAAAGTACACAATGAACGCATCGGGCAGGTCGGCGCCGTTGGCCGTAAGATATTCATCATACGCAAACGGCACGGCGGGCGAGAGGTTGCCCAGCGCAGTTTTGACCCGTTCCAGGACGGTGGTCATGCGGACACTCCCAATCGTTCCAAGATGCGCACCATCGCGTCTTTCAATCCGCCCGTGCGGTAATATTGCATCGTCGGGCGCAGAAACGGCTCGGCCTTTTGGTTCGGCCTGCCATATTCTTTGTAGAACGGCGCAAGGTCTTCGCTGGTGTTGGCGCCGAGTTCGAGATAGATAAAATTGCCATCACGAAGCGGGCCGTTGCAAAACAGCGTGCGACCCGAAGCGCCTGTCCACGTTTCGGATGTGGAGCGTAGATTGCGATACAGCAACGACAGGATGTTCGGCTGATACCATTCCAGCGTCTCCACGACGGCCGCGTCCACGTCTTCGTTTGCGGCCTCCAGCGCTTCCAGCATGGGTCCAAGGTCGAGATCCCAACGTCCGCGCATTACAGCGAGCCTTTCACGCGCTCGACGCGGAAGACCGTCCAGCGGTTTTGGTTCTGGACGTTCTCAGGCGCAGAGATGATCTGCCAGCGCGCGCCGCTCGGATCGAGCAGGGCATACGATGGCAGGAGATCGCTTCGGTAACGGATCGTCACCGTGGCGCGCTCGATGCTCTTGCCCGCGCCGCCCTGTGCGAGCTCCTCCCCGTGGTCATGCACCCACTTCGACCAGACGGTCGGGTTGGTGGCGATGTTTGACCAGGACGGCACCTGCGCGCCGTCCGTCCCTTGCGTGAGGGTGGACGCTTGGAAGGTGATGCGGGTGCGGAGTTGCTCCGCCTGGGCAAAGGCGTCAGGCATTAGGCGCTCACATCGTCGGCGGGGTGCTTGAGCGCCACCACGTAGAGATTGTCGGAGAGGTCGTCTTCGTCGGTCTGCTCGATCTGGCCATCCTCGCTGACCACCGACTCAAAGGACTCGGTCTGGTCGCCTGTCACGCCGTAGGTCCCGACCAACAGGATGACTTCATCGCCCTTGCGCGCGCCGTCCAGAGCGATGGCGCCCGCATCGGTCAGTCCCGCAAATTCATATTTGCGATACTTCAACGCTTCGGCTTCCAACTGCACCAGCAGACCAGACAGTGCGGCAGGCGACTGCCCGACCAGGCTGGGGTTGTCGTACCAGGAAGTGAGCAACAGCCCCGCGGCCATGATGGCGGTGGGATGCTTGGTCGTGTCCAGCGTCCAATCGTGCCCGCTGGCGTTTTTCAGGTATTCGTCCACCAGCGGCAGGTATTGCAACATCACCGCGTCATCGGCGGTCGAGCGGATGAAATTGGCGGCTTGGGCGGCGGTCAGAATGTTGGACATGGCAGTGGATCGTTTCTATCGAAACAGACCAGCAGGGACGGGAGAGCGGAAGGACTCCCCCGTCCCTGGACTGGATGATTAAGCGCCCTTTGCTTTCCGCTTTTTGGGGGCGGGCGCGGCGCGCAGGACATCGAGCGATGCCGCATCGGCAGGAGCTTCGAAGGCTTCGAAGGCTTGGACGGCCTCGGCGACCAGTGTGTCAATCGCCTGATCCGCTTCCTGTCGTGCGTCCTGTGTGGCGGGCGCATCAGCGACGGTCCAGCCTGCGCGCTTGTGGTTGTCCACGTTGCCAGGATGGACGAGTTTCTGCTCATCGCCTTTGACCATGAGAATCCAATCGTTCATGGCCGTCACTCCACCACGTAGTAGAGATCGAGCAGTTTGCTTCCGTTCGGCGTACCGTTCACGGCAAACAGGTTCTTCTCGATCTCGTCGGCATCCACGGCCAACGAGCCGCTGTCGGCAGATCCGTCGAAGAGCTTGACCAGCACGAGCGCGGCATTGTCCACGATGTGCGGCATGCCGATCTTTTTGGCGATGCCCACGCTGACGGTGTCGGTGCCCGCGTGGACTTCCACGGGCAGGTCGATCTGCGTCACGGTCTTGAAGGCTTTCACGCCTTCCACCTCGGACGAGCCGTTCAGCGCGATGGTATCGGTGATCTCTTCGTCGGCGATGTTCGTGCCCGTGATGACCACGTTGCCCGTGATGCCCGACGCGTTGCCCTTCACCGTGACGGTGCGGGGCAGGTCGGGATCGGTGATGCCAGTCGTGATCTCTTGCACTTCATCGGTCAACGCAATGGCGGCATGGACGGCGGTCGCGCTGACGGCATCAGGCGCAACCTGGTAATGCACAACCGACGCGATCGGCAGAGCATTGGCTTCGCCCTCCACGGCGCCGTCGCGCTTGAAGCCATCTTCGCCGATGTACCAGGCGTCGCCGCCGTTCCCCATGTGGTTTTTGGTAACAGGGTATCCCATGCGAGTCTCCTTTCAATCAGACCAGGGATCGTTCAGGGGCGGACACGTGCGTCCGCCCCAACAAGATCATTCTTAGGCAGGCAGGGTGACCTTCAGCACGGTCATCGAGCCCGTGTCCACTTCCTGGGCATCGAAGCGGGCGATGCCGCGTACTTCGGTGCTGTTGGAACGCCAGGCCGAGCCGCCGATGGTGGTGCTGGAGAACTCGAAGGCGTTGCGGCGGAAGAGGGTCATGTACTCGCGGCCATCGCCAATGGCGATGCGGGCGCGGGCGGGGCCTGTCATGTTCGGCCAGTGGGCATCGCTCAACATGACCACGGGACGCCCCTTGACCTTGAACTGGGTCGGCGCGGTGGGATCAGGCTGTAACAGCGGACGGCCCGTGCCGTCTTCCAACTGGTCGAGCAGGTCGAAGCCGCTCTGGTTGGTGAAGATGCCCGCGCTGGCCGAGAAGGCAGGATCCAGCGTCTTGTTGAGCACGGTCTTGATGGCGCTCAACAGGGTCTTGTAATCCGCCACCGCAGTGCCTGTGATGGCATTGAGGAGCGTCAGCGCCAGGCTGTTGTGGGTGAGCACGACCTTCTTGCCGAACCACTTGCTCAGGTACGCCATCAGGTTGATGGGCGTGTCCTGCATCAGGCTGTTGCCCACGCGCAGGAAGTCGAAGAACTCATCCAGCGAGTAGTCCACCTTGTTGAACTTGGGCTGTTCGCCTTCATCGCCGTCGCCCTTGACCGTCAACTCAGTGGTGACCTTGGTGAGCGGCAGGGCCGCGGCGAACTGTTCGACGACGCGCCAACCCGTGAGGGTGTTCACGTCTTCGACGTTCACGTACTCAGCCAGGTCCACGTACTTGCGCATCAGCTCGCGGATCTTGTTGTCAAAATCCACAGGGTTGAGGAAGCCGCCGTCCTCGCCCGCAGGCGAGCCGCCCGTTTCGGTGAGCGCGTTGATCAGCCGCGGGAACTGCTCGGCGTTGTGCGTGCCGCCCTTGATGGTCTTGGGCGTGGCGCCCATGCGGAAGGCCTTGAGCCATTCCTGCATGTATTCCTTCGATGCGCGCAGGTCTTGAATCTCCTGCGTTTCGGGCGCGCCGCCCATCGGGGTGAAGCGGGTGGCAGGGTCGGGACCGCCATTGGTGGCGGCCAGGGCAGACAAGTACAACCCATTGGCGCTCTTGTAGTCGGCGACTGCGTTGTCCAGCGATCCTTGCAGTTTGAGCGCCTCGTCGAACTTGTCCTCATCGTTCAGGCGCACGATGTCCGACGCAATGCGATTGCGTTCGGCGTCCGCCTTCAAGACTCGGTCGTACAATTTTTTCAGGTCCATGCTCTACTCCTTTTTGAGATACATGTTTGCGTGAGCGGCGAGGCGCTTGGCCTGGCGCTCTGTTTCTTCGTTACCCGCGGGCGGCTGGATCGCGCTGGAGAGATCCAACAGCGCGCGCGGGACGTTGACATAAGTGGATTTCAGGACGTTGACAAATGCGGCCGTTTTCTGAATGGCGGCGGCCTTGGTGGCGCCGCTCAGGATTTCATCGGCAAACCCGTAGGCCACGGCCTGGCTGGCCGTCATCCAGGTCTCGTCGTTCATGAGTTTGGCGAGCTTCTCGGCTTCCATCTTGGTGCGGGCCTGATAGCCCTCGACGATGCCGTCCTTGATGACCTTCAGATCGTTGATGAACGATTTGAGATCCTCGATGTTGTAATAACCAAGCAGGCCCAGCAGGGGATTGTGGATCATCATGTAGGCGCTGGCCTGGATCTGGACACGGTCGCCCGCGAGCGCCACCATCACCGCGGCGGAGGCGGCCACGCCGTCCACTTTGACGGTCACCCGTCCAGGGTAGTCGCGGATGGTGGCGGCCATCACCGAGGCGGCGATCAGGTCGCCGCCGTAGGAATTCAGGCGCACCGTCACGGGTCCGTCCTTGCCCTTGCCGTACAATTCGTCCTTGAAGAGCTTGGGCGTGATCTCGTCGCCCCACCACGAAAATTCGGAGATGGGGCCGTAGATCTCCAGTTCCGTCTCGCCGCTCTCGGCCTGGGCCGCGTCGCGGAAGGTCCAGAAGGGTTCGTGCGGTTTGGCGTTTCCGCTGAAACAGCGAATCAGGTCAGACATTGGACTCTCCTAGGTTGTAGTCAATCGGCACCACGCCCGCATTGCGATACAACTTATCTGCGGCGGGATTGGGGTCGCGGGGGGAATCTTCGATTTGGCGCGCTTGATTGGGCGTCATACGCATGTTTTGGATGGCGGCGTTGAGGTAGTCGCCGCGGCTCTTGGCGTCCGTGCGGAAGAGGGCGGAGCGCTCATAGCGGAGGTACATATAGCCCTGTTCCTCTTCACTCAGCCACTTGATGCCGCCCACCTGCTCGTCCTGCACCAGGTAGGGGTCGAGCGTGGTCGAGAGATAGTCCAGGTTGTTTTGCTCGTTGCTTTGATAGGCCTGCTTGCCAGTGTTGAGTTTGTAGGCGGGCATGCCGAAGAAATTCATCACGGCAATATCGTTGTCCTGCAACAGGCTCAGGAATTGCACATCGCGCGGGTTCATCGTGACGGGTTCAAACTTCGAGACCTTTGTGTCCAGGACGGCAAAGCGACTGGCATTGACTTCGCCGCTCATCGTTTCCTCGTACATCCCGCGAACTTTCTTGCGCTCTTCGGGAGTTGAATGGCCGTTCAGCCACAAAATACCCGCCGCGCTCAACCCGTTTTTGAAGAGCGAATTTTGGGATGCGTAGCCCGCCAACTGGCGGCCGATGGTCTCGCGCGCGAACTGCACCACGCCGCGCCCGTTGAAGCCCGTCTCGTCTGGGTTGATCATGGTGTGCGCTACTTCCACGGCGGGAAGGTAGGTCTCATGCGAATCGCCGCGGAAGCGAGTGGCGTACCACAACTCGCCTGCGCGGTCGAACACGGCATAGGTCACTTTCGACGGCAAAATAAAATGCTCGCGCGGGTAGGCGGGGGGCTGCCAGACATACGCATTGCCCCAATAGATCAGCCACTGCGCTTTTTGCTTTTTGAATTGGAACGGCGTCCACCAGCGGTTTGGTTTGCGTTCGGTCAGCCAGGCCAGATTGTTCGTGAATGGATCTGGGCGCTGACGTTCGATCTCTCCGCTGCGACGGCTGATAAAGACCTGAAGTGGGAGCTTAGCCATATCGTCGCTGAGAATATTTCCACAGCGATAGGCGGTCGCCACATTCTTGGACGACTCCACGGTGACGACCTGTCCCGATCCTGTGGCCGAACCGCCGATCATGCCAACCAATTCCTCGACGGAAATTCCCTCGGTTTTACGCACCACATTGGCGGGCGCAGTGACCGAGCGAGATCTGGACGATATTGCTTTTGAGAGAATCATTTCCGTTTGCTCCATGCGAGCAGAAAGGCGTACAGCAAACACTCGGCGCCGCCCACGAACCAGGCGGAGATTGCGTTGAGTTGATAGGCGCCGATCAACACCAGCAGGAAGCCAGCAAG